AAGGCACGCGCCACAGGGTTCACTGAGAAGCAGGGCCTGAGCGACAACGGTTCCAGCCTTGCTGACCTGATGAAGACCGTGCGCGAACTTGGCGGCAAGGCGCGCCCAGCCGACACCTTCGCCGAGGCGGTGGAGGCGGCTAAGGCTGGCGCTGCCCTGATCGTCTGGGTGCAGGCACCAATCGGCTACCCAGCGCAGGCGCTCTCCAAGTGGCACCGCAACTGGGCATCCTATTGGCAGAAGAAAGATCCAAAGGTGATCGCCGCAGGCTACGGGCATATGACTTCGGCGTCCTACGATGTTGACGCCAAGACCTTCCAGTTCGCCGACCCTACCTTTGACGACAAGAATCTGAAGGAGCAGTTCGCCGTGGCAATCACAGAGGCTGACCTCAAGGCCATCGCATCGGGCAAGCCAGGCTCGCCCGCATCGCACATCGTCATTGTGACGAAGAAGGAGAACCTATGAGCAAGTTCACGACATTCCTCTCAACGACCTCGGTAGACGAGGCGATCGTTGACTTCCTCCGCACCGGCTTGAGCACGGCGATCGCCGTGAGCCTCGGCTTGGGCATCCCGCTGCTCGACATTTCTGGCGGCGACTTCCGCACGGTGCTCAGCGCCGCGCTCGCCGCTGGGCTTCAGGTGCTCCAGACCTACCTTGACCCATCAAACGACCGCTACGGTCTTACAACGAAGCCAAAGAAGTAGTGCCAGACACTTGGCATAGGTAAGCCTGTATGTTGGTGATCGCGGCACAAGCCGCTAGTGGAAGGAGGCAATCACCGTGTCTAAACTCGCGGCTGCTCTTGAAGCAGCAACGGCAACCAGGAAAGGGCCGCAGTGTGGGGTCGCTGCACTTCTCGCCTATGTGGATCAGGACGAGCGAGAGGCGCTGGTGGCAGCACTTGCAGATCCGACACGCAACCGGCGCGTCCTCTCTGAAGCCATCAAGAACGCCTACAAAGTAGACATCACCCAGGAGACGCTGGCACGCCATATGCGTAGCCACTGCAAGTGCTCCCGATGAGCGACCTAGAGAAAGCACTCGCCGAGGCGCAGGCATACGAAGAGCTGCGAGCGGCACACAACCGTGCACTCCGCGCACTCTCCAAGCGAGAGAGCGATCAGGCTGCACTCGTGGAAGCGGTCTACCGCGCCGCGAAGGATGCGGCGCTCGGGATGAAGATCCCAGCCGTGCCAGCACCCAAGCCGTCAGGCAAGAAGGGCGCGCCAGAGACGCTGACGATCCTGCTCGGCGACTGGCAGCTCGGCAAGAACTCAGAGACCTACAACATCGAGGTGGCGAAGCAGCGCATTGACCTGCTTGCCCAGAAAGTCGCGCGGCTCATTGAGTTGCACGGCGTGCCGGTCAACGAGATCCAATGCGCGCTGCTCGGCGACTTCGTGGAGTCCGACGGCAACATCTTCCCAAGCCAAGCCTACGAGGTTGAGCAGGGCGGCCTGTATGTCCAGATCTTTGAGGGCGCATCTATGCTCGCTCAGTTCGTGCGCGCGATGGCTTCGCTCGCACCGAAGGTCACCGTTCGCGGTGCCATCGGCAACCACGGCAGGCTCGGACGCTTCGGCGATCACAGCAACGAGAGCAACGCTGACGCGATCCTGTACCGCGTGGCGAAGGATCTCGTGAAGGCAGAGAAGCGCATTGACTGGAAAGAATCGCTGACGATGGGCGGTCGGCACTGGTACGACACGCTGGATCTGCCAGGCGGCAAGACGGCGATGATCGTCCACGGCGATCAGTTCAGAGGCGGCGCATTCGGTCTGCCGTACTACGCCATCGCGAAGCGCGCGCAGGGATGGAACCTGAGCGTGCAACCATTTGACTTCCTGCTCTACGGGCACTGGCATACGCCAGCGCGACTCGTCTTGAGCGACGGAGCACACACGGTCTGGGGCAACGCCAGCATTGAGTCCAGCAATCGCTACGCCCAAGAGTGGCTCGCAGCATCTGGCACGCCAGCGCAGTGGGCAATCTTCTTCGGCAAGGACGGCCCGACGGCTGAGTATCTGGTGCGGCTTGATGGTCACAATCGCAAAGCGCCGTGATCGGCAGAACTGCGATGTCTGCGAGGAGCCGTCCGAACGGGTCTACGCCTTCGGCGAGCTGATCCTCGGACTCGACCTCCGCACTGGAGATCAGATCGTCAACGAGCACTGCATCTGTTCTGGCTGCCTTGGTGTCTTGATTGACCTCGTGCTGCACGATCAAATCCCTCCCGATTGACTACGCCTCTGCCTTCGGGCAGGGGTCTAGGGCTGGAGGTGGCTGGGCGCGAGCCTCCCGCTGCCTGACCTCCTCCAGCCCGCCACACCCTATTTCGTGCGTGAAATGGGGTGTTGACGGTGGGGGTGGTACGGGTGTACGCTTACCCCACGAGGAGGGAAGACAGCCCTCCCGAAGATCTAGGAGGTTCAAGTGAACAAGAAGATGGTTCTCACAAAGGCAGACCGACAATACATCGCCGGCTGGTTCTCGTTCTACAAGGAATGCACCTCGATTCGTTTCGCTGGCTATCTCATCACACGAGAGATCGCGCAGCCGTGGATGAAGCGATACAACTTGGCGGTGAGCTGATGACTGACCGATTCTTCAACAGCAGGTTCGCACTGGTTGGAATCCTAGCGTTCTATGCAGCGCTGGGCTGGATGGTAGCGATGGAGGTGACCAAGTGAGCGCAGAGTTTGATGATCTCTTTATGGTGATCGGCAAGGACGCCAAGACGAACGCAAAGATCAATAAGGCGCTCGTCGCCAAGATCGCCAACGAATCAGACGGGCCATACAAGCCGCGCGTCAAGCGCAAGACAAAGAAGGAGGCAAAGTGAAACTCAACCGAAAGACGCAGCCTGTCGTTTACAGGCGAGTCGCAATCAAGACGAGCATCCTTGAGGACGAGCAGAGGCGCGACGCGCTCTTCGGAGACATCGCCATCCTGTGCTTCGGCCTCGGGTTCATCGTCTTCCTATTTGGGATTCTTGGCTGATGCCTGTGTTTGAGTACAGGTGTGGAGACTGCGGTGCGCGTGAGGAGCATACGCATTCAATGACGCAGGACTACAACCCGCGCTGCGAGAAGTGCGGACGCTGGATGCGGATGGTCTACACGCCAGCCGCCATCGTCTTTACCGGCAAGGGCTGGGCAAAGAAGGATCGTGCAAAGAAGGAGGGCAAGTGATCAAGTGGAAGTGTCTGATCTGCGAGACAAAGCAGCAGACCGAAGTCAAGCCAGCAATCGGACAGCGGCTCTGTGGCAAGTGCAAGATCAACCACTACCAGCGCGTCGTGGACATCTACAGGTTGGAGGGCGGCTGCAAACTCAGTGAGGCGAAGCTGCTCTTGAAGCAGGCGAAGGAGGAGGCAAAGGCGTGAGCAAGCAATACGAGTTCGTCAAGGCAGAGCAGCGCAGCCCTGAGTGGTTCGCACTTAGGAAGGACGGCATCACGGCAACGGAGGCGGCGGTCATTGCCGGTCTCTCGCCGTACAAAACTCCGTATCAACTGTGGGCAGAGAAGATTGGTCGCTACGAGCCTGAGCCGGTCGGCGCAGCCGCAGTGCGTGGGCTGCTGCTTGAATCAACCGTCGCGCAGTTTTACGAGATGGAGACTGGCAAGAAGCTGAAGCGCAGCAACGGCATCGTCCGCATCAAGGACATTCCGTGGGTGATGGCATCGCTGGATCGCACCATCGTCGGGGAGGACGGCCTCGTGGAGATCAAGACGAGCACCTCGCCGCGCTGGAGCCTGCACCCTGTGCCGCCAGAGGTGGTCGCGCAGGTGCAGTGGCAGATGTTCGTGACGCAGGCGCCGTGGTGCGATGTGGCGGTGCTGCTCGGTGGCTTGGTGTTCCGCATCGAGCGGGTTGAGGCGAGCCTAGAGATGCAGACGAGCCTGTACCGCAAGGCGGTAGAGTTCCGCAGCCTGATCGCAACCCAGACGCCGCCACCCTTGCAGGGCGAGGACAGCGACGCGCTGGCATCGGTCACGCCGTGGAACGGGCTGGAGGAGTGGGCGCAGGCTGACGCCGGCATTGACCGCGTAGCGCAGCTCTACGCTGAGAAGCACTACGAAGCCAAGCTGCTAGATCAGGAGCTGCAGAACCTCGCCATCAGTCTCAAGGAGGCCATCGGCGAGAAGGCTGGCGTCGCAGGCGAAGGGTGGTCAGCCACCTGGAAGCAGAACAAATCCAGCCAGAAGGTTGACTACAAACTCTTGCTGGAGGCTCTCAAGCCTGCGGTCGAAGTCGTAGATGCGTACACGCGGGAAGTTCCCGGTGCGCGAGTATTCAAGTTCAAGACAGAGGAGGTGGACAAGTGAGCAAGCGGCTTTGGCTTACGCCCGAAGAGGTCAAGGCGCGCAAGAAGGCGCAGAAGGCGGAATACTACGCCCGCCCCGAGGTCAAGGCGCGGCTGGCAGAATATCGTGCCCGACCAGAGGTCAAAGTGCGCACTCAGCAGAAGCAGGCTGAACTTCGCGCCCGCCCCGAGGTCAAGGCACGGACGAGGGCCCAACGCTACGGCCTGAGCGTTCAAAGCCTAGAGGCATTGCTGGCGGGTGGTTGTGTGGCGGCAACGATTGGCGATCGTGACCGCTGCGGCGGGGTACTCAACATTGACCACGACCACTCGTGCTGCAATCGGACTGGGAGTTGCGGAAGATGCGTACGCGCCGCGCTCTGTGACATTCACAATAAGGGCCTTGGTGGCTACGAAGCATCAGTTTCGTGGGCACCGAAGTACCTAGCAAGTTATCAAGCGAAGCAAGAAGGAGGAAGATCGTGAGCAAGCAAATCGCAGCAGCGCTGGCAGCGCCATTCGAGGACAAGGATCTCAAGCATCGCCCAGGGCGAGCAGGGATGACATTCACCTACGCCGACGCACGAGCCGTCGCCCAGAGGCTGGATGATGTCCTCGGCATTCAGGGTTGGGAGTTTGAGGTCTCAGTAGCAGACGCAGCTCGCGGCGTGGTCAAGGGCACCCTTCACATCGTCGTGGATGGCAAGACGGTGATCCACGAGGACTTCGGCTACCCGAACTCCACGCAGGATGACGAGCCGCTGAAGTCGGCGGCCTCGGATGCGCTCCGAAGGTGCGCCGCACAGGTCGGCGTCGGCAGGAGCCTCTACAGCCCAGAGAAGGGTGTCGCAGTGGCTCCGCTGATGTTTACACGCCCCAATGTGCCGCAAATCGCCAAGCCAGAGGCTTCTAGCGCGCTCTCTGCGGACGATCAGGTGATGGCTGCGGCGGCGATGCTCTTCGTGGCTGGAGCAACCGAAGGCACCTGCTCCCACGGCGAGGACTGGCAGCTCAAGCCAGGCGGCGTGAGCAAGGTGAGCGGCAAGCCGTACAACGCCTTCTACGCGGCCTCACACAAGACGCCTGACGGCGGCTGGTGCAAGGACAAGCCGAGCATCAAGTGGGTTGCCGCGCAGAGCGCCCCTGCTCCGAAGCCAGCACTCGTGCCGGAGGACAGCCTGGACGAGATCCCGTTCTAGATCATCCACGGCGAGTCGGGTGACTGTCTCACTCGGCTCGCCACCACAGACGGAGGCGCAAATGGCGTGGATCAAGAAAGACACGAGGACACTCAAAGACCCGAAGATCGTGGAGCTGCTCGCCCAGCCGAAGGGCGCGGAAGCCTATGTGCTCTGGGATGCGGCGCTCTTTGAGGCGTACCACC